AATGATGTATCTGAAGTTCAGAAAGTTGTTGGTGGAAAAGATAACTATTCACAACTATTAGACTGGTCTTCTAAAAATCTTTCACAAGCAGAAAAAGACGCTTTCAATAATACAATAGATAATGGAAGCACTGAACAAGTGAAGATGGCAGTACAAGGTCTTATGGGTAGAGCAGGTATGTCTGCTGATAATCCACAACAAGATTTATTTGAGGGAAGTGTTGATAATACAAACACTGATGTCTTTGGTTCTGTAGCACAAGTCACAGACGCTATGAATGACCCAAGATACCAAAAAGACCCTGCATATAGAAAAGAAGTAGAAGATAAATTAGCCAGAAGTTCAGTAATCTAATGTTGAATTTTGTTTTACCTATTCTCAAAAATCCTTTGACTAGAATGATAGGTTCTAAAGTCATTGATGGGATTAATCATAAAATGGAGAAAGATAAAATAATTAGAGCAAAAGAAATTGAAGCTGTAAAAACAGTTTCTGTTGAACAAGTAAGACAACAAGAACACTCAATTAAAGATGAACTATTAACCATTTTAATTAGTGCTATTTTTATTTTTACTTTTCTACCATTTTCACAACCTTATATGACAAAAGGTTTTGAGATACTTAAATCAGCACCAACTGAATTTTGGTGGGCAGTTCTAATTGTCTTCTCAGGAAGTTTTGGAATGTCTACTCTTAAAAACATAAAGGGGAAAAAATAATGTACGGAAAAAAACCAAAGAAAAAATATAGCAAAAGTAAGAAACAACAATCTGCAATTGCTATTGCTAAAAAGAAAAAGCTAAAGATTAAATAATGGCTTTATCTAAAGAACAAAAAGACACTTTAAAAAAACACAGTAAACATCACGGCAAAAAACATATGGCTATGATGAACGCTTTAATGAATAAAGGTAAGTCTTTTAAATTTGCTCACAGACAGGCACTTAAAATTGCAGGAAAGTAGGTGGCAAAAAAGAAGAATAGTCTTCTTACTAAGATAGAACACGAAACTAGAAGTAAATTTAAGAAAACAAGTCAAAGCAAAAGAAGACCTAAGTTTTCATCAATGAATAAATCTAAGAAAAGAACATTTAAAAAGGCAAATAGAGGTGGCTAATCAACCATTAAATAAAATTATTCGTGAAACGAAAGGTAATAAAAAATTTAAAGTATTCGTTAAAGACGGAGACAAGATTAAAACCGTAAGGTTTGGTGACGCTAATATGAGTATTAAGCGTGACGACCCACAAAGACGTAAAGCATTTTTTGATAGAATGAACCCAATACTAGCTAAAGTAAAAGGCAATAAAAAGTTATCGCCTGTGTATTGGTCTTTGAGGTCGTGGAAACTTGGAACAAAAATCACCTAAGAAAAAATGTAAATGCAAAGAGTGTAAATGCAAAACAAAGCATAAAAAGAAAAAGAGATATACAACAGAAGAAGAATTTTGGAAGTTTATGTCTCAAAGATTTCACAAATGAACACCACTTCTCATAAGAGGGGTGTACTTATTAAAATCTAACTTAGCCACTTACGAGTGACAACTAGAATATGAAAGTAGATAAGTTGATAATAAATAAATAGTTAATAAGGAGAATATAAACTATGGCAAACGCTACACCAACAAGACTAGGTCAAAACCTAGCAACAGGTGACGCTAATGCTCTTTTCCTAAAAATATTTTCAGGCGAAGTTTTATCAGCTTTTGGTAGAGAAAACCAAATGATGAATATGACTACTGTCAGAAATATTCAAAATGGTAAATCTGCTTCTTTTCCAGTCACTGGTAAGATTACAGCAGACTATCATACAGCAGGAAATGAGATAACTGGCTCAACTGTTAAACAAACAGAAAAGCTAATCAACATAGACGATATGCTAATTTCTTCAACATTCGTTGCTGAAGTAGATGAACTGAAAAATCATTTTGATGTTCGTTCTATTTTTTCAAATGAAATGGGCAGAGCATTAGCGAAAAAAGTTGATAAGCACTTACTACAACTAATCGTTAAAGCGAGTAGAAGTACTGCAAATATCAGTGGTGACACTGGTGCAGGTACTGAAATCGTAGACGCTGACGCTGATACAAATATGACTTCATTAATTGAAAGCGTATTTGAAGCTATCCAAAAGTTAGATGAGAATGATGTTCCATCAAACGAGAGATATATGGTTGTCACACCAGACATTTACTACAAATTAGCAAATGTTGATAAACTTGTAAGCAGAGATTTCTCAGCTAACAACGGTGACTTCGGTAAAGGTTCAGTAGTAGCAATCGGTGGAGTTCCAGTAATTAAATCAAACACAGCAGTAGAGAGTTATGTAAACTCAGCTACTGATAGTGCAACTGGACAAAACAACGATTACTTAGTCAACGCTTCAGACGTTGTTGCAACTATTTTTCAAAGAGGTGCAATAGGAACTGTAAAGAGAAAAGACTTAACTCTTGAAAGTACTTATGACCCAAGAAGAATGGGAACATTAATGACTGCAAGAATGATGGTTGGACATAACATTCTAAGACCAGAATGTGCCGTTTCAATTAACAAATCGTAATAGACGATAAACTTCAGGCGTAGAGATTAACACAGACAATCTACGCCTGTTGTTCAAAGGAGACATAAAAATGATGTGTTGGTTTTGTAAATTCAGAAAATGGATAGGAAAGAAAATAGACCAATGGTTCGATAGTTTTCTACCATAATGACAACAACAACAAGAAGTACGGAATTAGAAGCCGTAAATGTTATTCTTTCAACAATTGGAGAAGCACCATTAAACTCTTTGAGTGGTTCTTTACCAGTAGATGGAACAGTAGCAAAAAATGTTTTATCAGAAGTTGCTAGAGAAGTTCAATCAGCAGGTTGGCACTTTAACACTCACTATAAAGCTACACTAACAAGAGATACAAATAACAAAATTCCAATAGGAACTAACGTAGTTAGAGTAGAACTAGACCCAAATCTAGTATCCAAAGCTGATTATGATTTAGTTCAACGTGATGGCTTCCTATTTAATATGGCAAAAAATACTGACATATTTGATAGAAATTTTGAAGATGTCACTCAGGTTTTATTATTAGCTTTTAATGAAATACCTGAACAAGCAAAAAGATATATTACAATAAGAAGTGCTAGAGTGTTTCACGATAGAACACTTGGTGCAAATACTTTACACAAATTTTCACAAGAAGATGAAAAACAAGCATTGTCAATTTTAAGAAATGCTGAAGCAAGAACTGGTGATTGGACAATCTTTGATACACCAGAGCAAATATACACAATAGCAAGAAACAATAGAGGTTATTAATGCCTTTAGTATCACGAACAATTCCTAATTTAGTTCAGGGTGTAAGTCAGCAACCAGAAGTTCTAAGACTTAGTTCACAAGCCACTGCACAAATAAACGGATTTAGTTCTGTTGTTGAGGGTCTTAAAAAAAGACCACCAACTAATTATATTGCTAAATTATCTTCGTCTAGTTTTGGTAATTGTTTTGTTCACACAATTAATAGAGACGCAAACGAAAGATATGTTGTTATTGTAAAGAATGGTTCAATTGAAGTTTATGATATTGATGGAACACAGAAAACAGTAGTTAATCAAACTGGTGCTTCTGCTTACTTAACTTCTTCAGACCCAAAGAATGATTTTGTTTTAGTCACAGTAGCTGACAATACATTTGTTTTAAATAAAAGTATTGCCAATGAAATGGACACTACAACAAGTCCTGCAAAAGTAGAACAAGCAGTTTATTCAGTTTTACAAGGTGTTAATAGCACACCATACTCAATTACAATTGATGGAACTACGACTACGTTTACTTCATCAAACACAAACACTAAAGATATTCGAGACGGATTAAAAAGTGCAATTGGAAGTCCGTCAGGAATAACTTTAGCAAACATTGGTGACAGTAGTTTTTCTATTGTTAAATCTTCAGGAACATTAAGTATATCAGCTTCTGATGGATTTGGTGATGACGCTTCACAAGTTGTTGCAGATACAGTACAGAATTTTTCTGATTTACCTCAACCTGCTATTAACAATATGGTTGTTGAAGTGACAGGAGACGCTTCAAATAATTTTGATAATTATTTTGTAAAATATAATACTGATGTTTGGGAAGAAACTGTAAAACCTGCAACACCAATAAATATAAAGAATACAAAATTTCCTCATTTATTAATAAGAACTGCTGACGGAAACTTTAGGTTTACTCAGATAGATGGAAGTTCTTATACTATATCAGCTACTTCATATGATGTACCCACGTTAGGTAGCAGAGTAGCAGGAGACTTAAACTCTGCACCTGACCCAAGTTTTATAGGAAAGAAGATAAATGATATTTTCTTTCATAGAAATAGACTAGGTGTACTTGCAGATGAAAATGTAATTATGTCTAGAAGTGGAGAGTTCTTTGAGTTCTTTGCTGAAACAGTGACTTCTGCTTTAGATACTGACCCAATAGATGTTGCAAGTACTCACACTAAAGTAAGTATTCTACAGAACGCAGTTTCTTTTGATGAAGAACTTTTATTATTCTCAGAACAATCACAGTTTATGGTGACTGGTGGTGCAACATTAACTGCAAGTAATATATCAATAAATGTCACAACAGAATTTGAAGCAGACAAAAGAGTTAAACCAGTCGGTTCAGGGTCTAATGTCTTCTTTACTTTTAATAAAGGAAATTTCACAGGGGTTAGAGAGTTTTTCGTTGCGTCTGATACAGATACAAAGAAAGCTGACGATATTACTGCTAATGTTCCAAAGTTTGTACCTGCTAATGTTTTTAAACTTGCTACTTCTACTACTGAAAACATCTTAATAGCTTTGTCTTCTGATGAAGAAAATGCTCTTTATGTATTTCAATATTATGTAGCACAAAACAAAAGACTACAATCTGCTTGGCATAAATGGACTTATGGTTCTACTACTTCAGATAAACTCTTAAATATAGACTTTATTGAAAATACTTTATTTATTGTAAATGAAAGAAGTGATGGAGTTTATTTAGAAAGTATTGATGTTTCACCTGCACTTACTGATACTGGAGAAACTTATCTTACTCATTTAGACAGAAAAATTAATAACACTCAGATTACAGAAAGCTATAACGCAGGAACTAATCAGACTACTTTAACACTGCCATACACAATTAATAATACTATGAAAGTTGTTGGTAAGTCTGGGTCTACAAATAAAGCAGGTCAAGAGATAGCAACAGTCAGTCAATCAGGAACAAGTATAGTAGTTTCTGGTGATATTACTGCACAGAATTTTTTCATAGGAGAGCAATATGAATTTGAATTTCAATTCTCTCAACAATTTATCCAAGTAGCTGATAGCGTAGGAAGTAGAATTTCAGTTAAAGAGGGTAGATTACAAATAAGAAACTGGTCGGTTTCTTTTAATGATACAGGATTTTTTACGACAGAGGTGACACCAGTAGGACGTAGTACATCAAATGCTACATTCACAGGTACTGTTTTAGGTTCAGGTCTTACAGGAACAATTAATTTAGAAGACGGAGATTTTGATTTCGCAGTTCAATCTGAGAATGACAAACTAACAGTAAAACTTAAAAACAATAGTCACTTACCTAGCAACTTCATAAATGCAAGTTGGCAAGGTTTCTATGTCACAGCAAGTCAAAGAATTTAACGGATTTCGTTTATCTATACACGAAGACTGCATTTATTTAGCAGATAAACTTCGGTACGAAGATAAAAGAGAAATCTTAGACGCAAGTGGTTTTGCACCATATGGTGGACTACTAAAGAGTTATGTAAACTCTGAAGTTTGTTTCACTATTATTGATAAAGATGACGTACCAGTTGGTATGTTTGGTGTCAGTAAAGATGGTGGTATTTGGCTCTTAGCGTCTAATGAAATATTTAGGATACGATTTTCTTTCTTACGAGAAAGTAGAAAGGTCGTAGACTTTTTAAACAACAAATATCCAAAACTATGGAACTACGTTGATTGTAGAAATGAACTACATATCAGGTGGCTTAAATGGTGTGGATTTAAATTTTTACGAAAAATTAAATACGGAGTATCTCAAAAACCTTTTTATGAGTTTATAAGAATATGTGTGTAGAACCAACAACGGCATTAATGATTGCCAGTGCAGGTTCGTCATTGTTGCAATTCCAACAGGCGAAACAACAACAAAAGAACGTATACCAAGCACAGAAAAGACAAAATGAAATTGCTAGAGAAAATGCAATTAGAAGATATGCAACTGAACAATTAAAGATAAGACAAGAAATTAAGAAAAGTTCTGCAAAAGGATTTGAAGCAAGTCTAAGGTCTAAAAAAGCTAGAGCAAAATTTATAGCAAGTTCAGAGGGATTAGCTTTATCTGGTTCACAAGAAGCATTATTTAGAGATTATTATAGAGTTCAAGGTAATTACAATTCGTCATTACAAAATAACTTACAATTAAATATAAATCAGTTTGAAAGAAATTTAGAAGCAATTCAATTTGGACAAAAAGCACAATCAACTTATGTTCAACCACCTAATCCAAACTTATTGTTTGTTTCTGGTGCATTGAATGTTGCTAATACTTATTATGGTTTACAAGTTCAAAAAGAACTTAGAGGTTTAAACCCAGACGCTTCTCAACCTAATCAATCAATGGACGTATCAAGTATGTCCGATAGTGGTTTTAGATACTAATGGCTAAGAAAAGAACTACACCAGAATTAAATCTACAAAAAGAATTACCACAAGTTCTTTCAACAGATTTTAATTTATTTTATAAACCTGATGTTGCACCAATAGATAAAAGTGTAGACATATTTACAAAATCATTAGACGCTTTTGTATCAGGTGCAGGAACTGATTTAGTTATTGCAAGTGAACTTAAAGAAAAGAAAACTAATGAAGCAGAAGCAATAAAAGATTACAATGAGAATAGAGATAAGTTTACTAAACAAGTAGAAACTGGTTCTATTCCAAAAGAAGCAAATCCATATTACATAGAAAAATTACAAGAATTACATTTAAATAAAAAAGCTGAAGAATTTAAAATTCAAGCATACAAAAATTATGCACAAGCAAAATTAGGTCAGAATACTAATGTTGGTGCTTTTGATAGTTATTACGAAGACGAATTAAAAAACTTTGTAGCAACTAATCAATTAGGTACTTTCGCACCTGAAAAATTAGAGAAAGGTTTCTTTTCTAAAACTTCAGGCACAAGAAATTCACTTGCACAAACACACGCACAAAATCAACTTATTGCAGTAGGTGATGAATTTGATTTATTATTTAAAGAAAACATACAAATATTTTTAAATAGTGATGAAACTGTTGAACAAAAAGGTGAAAAAATTTCTCTCTTTATTCAAGACGCAGTCAGAAATGGTGCAGGTAAAGTATCTACAAGAAATTTATTATTAGATAGTTTAAAAGATTATTTAGCTACTACTTCTGATTTTGAGGGTGCGAATAGAATTATTAGAGAATTACCAAAGAGTATTAATCTTTCAGGTCTTGGTGCTTTAGGTGATGTAAAAGCATTAGAGAATGATTTTAATGCACTTAAAGAAGCACTTGATTTAAGAGAAATAGAATTTTTAGAAACAAAATCTAGAAGACAAAAAGCATTAGATGGTGTTGAAAAAGATAAAATTTACGACAGTTTAGAAACTTATGATAGTTTTGAGGATTACCAAAAGTCTGAAGAATACAATAGTCTTACTGAACCATCTAAAAAATTATCACAAAAAATATATGCTACTCACTTCTCAGGTTATGCAACAATTACAAACGAACAATCAAGAAGTGAAGTTGAAAAATTAATATTAGAAAGTAAGTTTGATGAAGCTAAAGATTATCTAATTGACAATCAATCACAGTTTAAAGAAGCAGAATTTAATAAATTAAGAAACGAAGTAATAGTTTTAAAAGCTACAGAAAAAGATGGATTGATTACTCACGATTTATTTGTAGCTATTCAAGATAATATTGAGACAAATCTTCAAGCAGTAAATAAAGCGTCACCAACTGGGTCGCCTTTAGTATCACCATCATTGGGATTACAGTTTAAAAAAGAAATGGCTCAATGGTTAAAAGATAATCCAAAAGAAAATTATCCAAGTGCTTCAGCAAGACAAGAAGCATTTTTAAAAAAGGTAGCTGAAAGAAGTGAAGATTACTTAGGTATCATTGCTAAAAATCAAATACCAGTTCCATCAAGTCAAATACCAACAGGTAATCAACAAAGTGGTAATGGTAATACAGAAATATTTAACCCAGATAAATTAGGTAAGAAGAAAGAAGTAGAGGGTTCAGAGGTAGCTATACCATCAAACAAAATTCAAGATAACGGACAACCTTTTAAAAGATTAAGTGATGTTCAAAAACAAATGACTGAAAATTTAACAGGTGAACAAATTAAAAGACAATTCGATATTGATTTTCCAATAAATGAAAAGTCACTATTTAGACCAATAAAGGATTAATATGATAGAGAGAACTGCACCAAACGGAACAATTATACAATTTCCTGACGGAACACCTGAAGAAACTATTAATCAGTATTTAGAACTTGAAGAATATAAAGCAACAGAACCAGTTCCTGTCGTAAGACCAGAAGATAATAATGTTGTTCAACAAGATAGAAAAAGAAGTTTTCTAACAGATATACCTTTACAGATAGTAGGGGGTGCTAGAGATAGTATTCAGTCATCAATAAACCTAGTAGAGGGAATAGGTGACACTTTAGGGATAGGAGACCCAAATGAATTTGATTTATTTGAACTTCCTGAAATAGACGCACCAGATACAGTCGCAGGTGGTTTAGTCAGAGGAGTATCTCAATTCGCTACTGGATTTGTAGGAGTAGGTAAATTTCTTGCACCAGTTAAAGGATTTCAAAAATTAGGTTCAACAACTAAATCTTTAGTAAAAGGTGCAGGTGCTGACTTTATTGGCTTTGATGAAAACTCAGGTCGTTTTGTAGATATGATAAATGACTACGCACCTAGCTTATCAAACCCAATGTTTGATTATTTAGCTTCTGACCCAGATGATACTTTTTGGGAGGGTCGATTTAAAAATGCAATAGAGGGTGTCGCTTTAGGTGGAGTTGCAGAGGGAATATTTAGAACTGCTAGATATATGAAACAAAAAAATGCAGAGAAATATTCTAAAATTAAACCAAATAAGAAAATACTAGATGAAGACAGAAATTTCTTAAAAGGTTTTGATGATAATATTACAGACTTTAAACCAGAAAATATAAAGCCAAAAACAAAACAAGAATTAATTAAAGATGTAGAAGATAGTTTTGTAGCTACATTTAAGAAAGCACAAACAGAAAAATCAGGAAACAAATTTAAATCTAGACTTTTATCTGATGGTGATTTTGATTTAGGTTTTAATGCAAGACAATTAGTTAATTTAGATAAAGAGGGAATATTAACTTTAAAAACATTAATACCTCTTGTTAGAAAAAAATTAAAAGAACAAAAAACAGTCATTCCTCAAAAGATGATTGAGAAAACTGCTGACAAAATGTTCGGTGGTAAAACTGCTAAAATGTTTAAAGCAGTCGGTAAACTTTCAAAAGATACTAAAGACGCACCTTATACAGTAATGGCTCTTAATATGTATTATGAAACTATTACTAATGCTTTACCTAGATTAGCAAGATTAGGTTATGCAAATAAATCAAAAGACTTAGACAATCTTGTTGATAGATTAATGGGTGAGTGGGAAGTCTTAACTTTCAACAGAGACCAAATTGGTGAAAACTTTGGAAGAACTTTAGGAGTATTTGGTAAAACAGGTGACGCTAAAAATATTGATGAGTTTCTTGATAAAGTAAAAAATATTCAAAACGCAGTTGATAGTGGAAAATTAATTAAAGGTAATAGACGAGAATTTTATAGAAGAATTGGAAAGGCAGATAGTAAAACTGCTGAGAAAATTTTAACTGCCGTCACTAAGAATAAAACTTGGAATATGGCAAATGAAGTTTGGATTAATGCTCTACTATCAAATCCAAAAACTCATATAATAAATATGACTTCTAACTTGGTTAATACTTTTGTTAAACCAATGGAACAAATTATAGGAAGTAGATTAACTTCTAGTTTAATTGAAGACCCAAGAATGGTTAAACAAATTCAAGCAGAGGGTCAAAATGCTTTAGATACTTTAGCAGGTTTAAAAATGTATTTAGGTGACGCTACGAAATATTCTAGAATGGCTTTTGCAAAAGAAGACACAATTATTTCTAGTAGAAGTAAATTAGATACACCAGTTAAAGCAATTGGTGGTGGTTCTTTTTCAGACCCACTTGGTAAAGTTATTAGATACCCAACTAAATTCTTAAATGCTGAAGATGAATTTTTCAGACAAATAAATTACAGAGCAAAACTTTATGCTAATGCAGTTAAAGACGCTAACAGATTAGGTAAAAGTAAAAAGAAAGTAGTTGGTAAAGTTAATGGAAAAAATATTACAGAATTTGAAGAATACGTAAATGCGTATTTTAGAAAAGGTTTCGACCCAGATACAGGTTTATTAGGTATAGACGCAGACGCATTAAGATATGCTGAAGAAAGTACTTACACACAAGAACTATATGGTTTGTTTAAGAAAGTCCAAGATATGACTAATGCTCACCCTTGGCTAAAACAAATCATTCCATTCGTAAGAACACCAGTAAACTTAATGTTAAATGTAGTTGATAGAACGCCTTTAGCTTTAGCAAGAAAACAATTTAGAGACGACTTCTTTGGTTCAAGTGGTAATCCATATAGAACTGCACAGACTAGAGGTCAAATGGCTACTGGTTTTAGTTTAATTACTTTAGCAAGTTTGATGGCTTCAGAGGGTATGATTACTGGTGCAAATTCAAATGCTTTAGATTTACCAACAAACTCTAGAGACCTAAAAGATTTAAGACGTGGAACTGGATTTCAACCTTATTCATTTAGATTTTTTGATGAAGACACAGGTAAATATAAATATGTTCAGTTTGGAAGATTTGACCCATTCGGTACATTCTTTGGTTTAGTTGCAGACTTTACAACATTCCATCACAAAATGACTGAAGATGAATTAGCTAGAGCAGGTGGAGATATGCTTATCGCTTTACATAGAATGGGTGGTAATGCTGATACTGATTTAGGTATTGGAACTGATATTAAAAATATTAGTAAAGCAGGATTTCACTCAATAACAAGAAACTTATTTTCAAAAACATATCTAAGAGGTTTATCAGAATTTATGGAAGCTATAACTGACGATGACCCAAATAAAATAGGAAGATATGTTCAGCAAAAAGCAGGTTCATTTTATCCTAATGTATTTCAAAAATTAGTTAATGACCCATTTTATAGAGACGCAAAAGGTATAGTTGATGAAGCAAGAAAAAGAACTGGTATAGGTGTCGGTTCTGTTTCACCTAAATATGATTTCAGAGGTAATCCAATCAAAGGTTATGGAAGTGATGGTATGAGATTATTTCAAAATATATTTAATCCATTCAATTATTCTGAAGATAGTAATGATGTTGTTGCCGAAGAAATTTTAAGACTAGGTTATAATATGCCTAAGTTAAGAGAAAATCTTAATGGTGATATTAATTTAACATTCTTTAAAAATAAAGATGGTATCTCTGCTTATGATAGACAACAAGAATTATTACAAAATGTAAAAATTAATGGTCTAACTTTAGATGAAAATTTAAGACAAGTAATAAATTCTGATTTTTATAAAAGATTAGGTGAACCAACTCAGGTTGATAAGAACAACAAAGAAAGAGGTGGTAAAGTAAAATACCTAACAAGAATTATAAAAGATTATCAGGCAATTGCAGAAATGCAGATAATGTCTGAAAGAAACAAGTTCTTTAGTACAGAAGACCCAACAGGGAAATTTACTTTAGATAACGCAATTAAAAACTTAGGAATAAACAAACAAATTTTACAATTGGGAACTTCGCCTAACTTAAAGGCACTAGAGGGTCTCTATAAATTTAGTCAATAGGAAAATCAAATATGTCGTTCAATGCACGTGTCAGCTATACTGCTGACGGAAACACAAGTACGTTTGCTATAACATTTAGTTTTATAGATAGCACACACGTAAAAGTATTTTTAGATGGAGTAGCAACAACAAACTTCACAGTTTCAGGAAGTAATATAATTATGAATAGCAATCCTGCAAATGCAGTGGTTGTTATGATTAAGAGAGAAACACCTACAAATGCTAGACTTGTAGACTTCCAAGATGGCTCTGTATTAACAGAAAGTGACTTAGATAAGTCAGCAGACCAAAACTTCTTCATTGCACAAGAAATAAATGATGAAAGTCAAAGTGCTTTAAAATTAGGTGTTGATGATACCTATGACGCACAAAGTAAAAGAATTAAAAATGTAGCTGACCCAACTGCTTTACAAGACGCAGTCACTAAGAATTATTTAGAGAATACTTACTTAACGACTTCAACAATAGCAAATATTAATACTCTTGGTGCTATTTCAAACTTAGGAACTTTAGCTTCTAATAATACCAACGTAAATACGGTGGCAACAAACATTGCTGACGTAGTCACGGTAGCTAATGATATGCCAAAAGTTATTACAGTTGCTAATGATTTAAATGAAGCAGTAGCAGAAATAGACACAGTCGCTACGAATATTGCCAATGTAAATCTAGTTGGAACTGATATTGGAAATGTAAATAGCGTTGCAACGAATTTAGCTTCAGTAAATGCTTTTGGAAATACTTACAAAATTTCAGGAACTGCACCTACAGGAATACCAGAGGGAACTCTTTGGTTTGATACTGCTAATGATGTGATGAAAGTTTATGACGGTAATGCTTTTCAAAATGCAGGTTCGTCAGTCAATGGCACTTCACAAAGAAATAAATTTACTGCAACTTCAAATCAAACTACTTTTACTGGAAATGATGATGACGGTGTTGCGTTGGCGTATGACCCAAATTTCTTAGACGTTTATTTAAATGGAGTTCGTCTTGTTAATGGTGCTTCAAACGACTACGTAGCAACTAATGGCTCTAGTATAGTTTTAAATTCTGGGGCAGGTACAGGAGATATTTTAAATGTAGTATCGTTTGGAACATTTTCTATTGCTTCATTTTCAGCGACTGCGATTACTTCAGATACTTTACCAATTGCTAGGGGTGGTACTGGACTTACTTCAGTATCAGGACAAGCAGACAAAGTTTTAAAAGTAAATAGTTCAGGTAATGCTTTCACTTTAGGACAAGCAAGTTCACCTGAAGTTTATGGATTTATAAAAGGATTTACTGCTTCAACAATTAATTACACAGTCACTGTTTCAAGTGTTGGTGGTTCAAACAAATACTTTATCAACGGTGAACAACAAAAAACATTAGAATTATTAGAGGGTAATACGTATATCTTCAACTATCCATCAGGACACCCATTTAAGTTTTCAACAACTTCAGACGGTACTCACGGTGGGGGTTCAGAATATACGACAGGTGTCACTCACAACAGTTCAACCCAAGTGACGATTGTAGTAGGAAGTTCAGCACCAACGCTTTACTACTATTGCAGTTTACACTCAGCTATGGGTGGACAGGCGAATACACCAGTACCTGCTAATAATACTTTACAAGTTATCACGACCAATCAAGGTGCAGATAACATAACAAACACTCAGTACAATTCGTTTACGGATACACTGTTTAGTGCAAGTGGATTTTCATTTAGCATTGACGGAACTACTGGGAACTTAATCGCAACAATATAAGGAGAATATAATTATGGCGACAATAGATATAGGCAAAATAAAACCTGTATTCAAAGGTACTTACGACAATAGTACTGCCTATGTTTTAGATGACATAGTTTATTACAATGGCAGTTCATATGTTGCAAAGACTTCAACAACAGGAAATCTTCCAACTGACAACACGAAATGGAACGTACTCGCTTCTGGTTCTGGTGGAATTTGGGATAGCACTTTAGGAATAGGAAGTGCAGGACAGGTGGTAAAAGTAAACTCAGGTGCTTCGGCTCTTGAATTTGGTACTGCTGATAGTGGAAAAACTTTAAATGTCCACGCAGTTGAAAATAGTACACGAACATCACTAGGTTCTACGACAACTTATAATTATTTTGATTTTACTTACAATCAACAAAAAGCAAATAGTAAAATTAGATTAGAAGCTCAATTAATTGGACATACAAATAACAATGGTTGCACAGGAATAGACTTTGTTTATGACGGTACAGTATATGCAGGTCGAGGTTCGTATTCTTATACGGCTCACGGAAACCAACATAATCTTACTGCGTTGGCTTACATTACTGGTTCTAGTTCAACTGGAAATAAATCAGTTCAGTTTAGACACAGTCACGCTACAAGTTCTGGGTCACCTTTTAATATTTGGAACCCAACAAGTACTGATGACAACAGATTGGCTACTTCAACAAGTACAATGATTGTCACTGAATACGACTTTTAATATAGGAGAAAAATAAAATGGCAACATTTGATATAATAGTACAAAAAAGAAATAACTTTAAAGGTTATACTGGCGAACCACCAAAAGATGAAGCTGAATATAATGATATGAAAGCTGATATGTTTGATGGTACTTCACCTACTTGGTCTGAAATTCAAGCCGAAGTAAGTGCTTATGTAGACCCAAAAGTAAGTCTTAAAGCAAAGTTAATAGCAGGAGAGCCATTAACTGAAGAAGAAGCAAGTATATTAGTTTCTTAATTACAAATCATAGGAGAGTTAAATGACAAAAGCTAGAGACATAGCTGATTTTAAATTTGAAAATATAGTTGATACTGGAACTACTGGTACAAAAGTCGCTTCAGGAACAACAGCACAGCGTGGTTCTACAACTGGACAATGGCGATACAATTCAGACAGTGGATATTTTGAGGGAAGAAATGCAACAAGTTTTTCAACATTAGAGCCAACACCTACAGTCCTTTCAGTTGATGTCACTGAAGTTGATAGTCAAGCAGGTGGAAATCAAACTATTGTAATTACAGGAACAAACTTTTCTTCTGGTGGAGTAATCCAATTTGTTGGAAATGCAGGTACTGATTTCAATGCTTCTACAACGACTTACAATTCAGCGTCACAAGTCACGGCAGTTGCACCTAAATCAAGTTTTTTAAATGCACAAGAACCTTATAAAGTTAAATTTACTTCGTCTTCAGGAATGGTGGGAACGTCTGCTAGTGGATTAATCAGTGTAGACACTTCACCGACTTGGAGTACGTCAGCAGGAAATATTGGCACTGTCACTGAGGGTGAAAGTGCTAACATAACAGTATCAGCAACCGACCCAGATAGTGATACGATAGCGTATACTGAAACTGGGGGAACGGTTTTAACAACAAACAGTCTTTCACTCAATTCATCAACTGGCGTTATTACTGGAACTGCACCGACTGTTTCAAATGATACGACACTCACTTTTGATTTAAGAGCAACGGCAAATTCTAAAAATGCAGACAGAACTTTTAATATAATTATTCAAGATAACCCATTAAGTGGTGTTTCAGAATTTTCAGCATTAAATTATGAGGGTACTTCAAATTTCTTATCTACTTTATCTAGTGCAGGTAATCTTCGTGAAGTCACATCATCATCTACAATAGATACTGTTGCAGGAACAACTTGGACAGGAACAAAATTAATTAAACTAAATGATGGTGGAAACTGTGGAGATTGGACTAACATTGTAAATACGATTGGTGGTTCTGGTGGGTGGTCTGTCGTTCACTGGGGAAGAATGGACGCTTCATCTGACGACACTTTATCAGGAAGTGTTAATCAATCCCAAGCTAGTAGAAGTTTAGATTTTTATTCTCATAAATCAGAATGGTTAGATTGGAACAATATTACAAACACATCAAGCACCAGTTTTGGGTCAGCAGGTGATGGTTCTGTATCTTCAAATACTTTACTTGGTCAAGGTACTATGGATATGAAAGTATGGAGATTTTACGCTTATGTTTGGTCAGCTTCACCATTAAGTGGAAGTTCACAAACTTTTAAACTTGGTTTAAGTAATAGTGGAACTATGTATTTTAACACTACTGGCTCATTCACGATTACTGGTACGTCAAGCAACTCAGGATTTATGGGATATTCACCACAAGCTAGTTCAGGTGTTAATACTTATAACTATGAGGGTTGGACTGGTGGTTGGAGAGCATTTAACACAGCATTATCAGACGCACAAATTAACTTCTTATACAATAGTGGTAAGGGTAGGTTCTAATGCCTAGAAGAAAGATTACTGCTAAAGAGTTTGTTGAACAAGCGTCAGGAGTAAGACTTTCTGCTCACGAAAAATTATGTGCTGAGAGAATGAAAATTCTTAATGAAAGTATAAACGAATTAAAAAAAGAAGTTAAATCTTTAAGACAAGATGTTTCTAAAGGTAAAGGTGCAGTAGCTGTACTTGTATTTATTGGAACTCTTGTAGTTTCTATTCTTGGTTTTTTAAATTTTAAATAAGTGAAATATCTATTAATACTCTATATGTGCAGTATGAGTACTGGACAGTGTCCATCTAGTTCAATTTCAGGTTGGCAATTTAATAATCATTATGATTGTGTAAATGCAGGTTATGGAGTTGCACAAAAAACTTTTCAAAATTTAACTGAATTAGAAGAATGGGATATTCCACATATAAACGAAAACAAAATAGTTGTTAAGTTTGAATGTAGAGAAGTAGGTAGACCAGTATGAAAATAAATTCAGAGACAAATTTAAGTTTACCTATTCGTAATTTAGTAGCTTTGATTTTTGTAATTTGTTCTGGCTTGTGGGCTTACTTTGGAATTGTTGAAAGAATAAATACTTTAGAAACCTCAAAACAATTGATGGAAGCTGACTTATTAAAGAAAGCTGAACAAACACCACGTAATTTAGAAATGCTAATGTTGATAGAACATAACGCAGGTATTTTAGAAAAGCACCAATCAATGCTAGATGAAAATATTCATACAAAAGTTTTATTAAATGAAGCAACTAAAAAGATAGATAAATTACAAGAAGACGTAGAAAAACTAATACGTAATGGGAGTGGACACTAATGGTAGAGATTATGGCTTTATTAATGTTTGTTGGTGCAGAGCAAAAATTAATAGAAATGACCTATATGCCTAGTGTCAAAAAATGTATTGAGAAAAAAAGAATAAGCACCAGAAATAGCAATGCTCTTTATATATGTTCAAAAGTAAAGGCAGAGTTAGATGAAGATATGAAAATTATAAGAATAGAGAGAAATCAATGAGTGATAAATTAAAAGAATTACACGGAGTTTTAGCAGAGGAATTACTAAAAAGAGTTAAAGACCCAGAAGCAAAATCTAGTGACCTAAACGTAGCTAGACAGTTTCTCAGAGATAATAATATAGACGCAGTACCTACACAAGACAGTCCATTGAGTAAATTAATAGAGGAACTACCATTTGATGAAAAACGAAAAACTTCTAACAAAACTAACTGATTTTAGAAATTTTTTATATCTCACTTGGAAACATTTAAACTTACCTGAACCAACTAAAATACAATACGATATAGCTGATTATATAGCTAATGGTGATAGTAGGATTATTGTTTCTGCATTTAGAGGTGTAGGAAAATCTTGGATTACTGCAAGTTATGTACTTTGGAGAATTTTATTAAATCCCAATATAAACATACTTGTTGTATCTGCTTCTAAAAATAGAGCAGACGATTTTAGTACATTCTGTTTAAGGTTATTATCTGAGATACCAATACTACAACATTTGTATCCAAAGGACGACCAGAGACAATCAAAGATTAGTTTTGATGTAAATACTGCAAGTGCTTCTCAGCAACCAACAGTAAAGTCTTTAGGTATTACTTCTCAGATTACAGGTTCACGTGCTGACTTAGTTGTAGCCGATGATATTGAAACTTCAGGAAATACTCAAACTCAGTTTATGAGAGACAAGTTATCTGAAGCTATTAAAGAATTTGAAGCAGTAATTAAACCAGATACTTCTAGAATTGTATATCTTGGTACACCACAGAGTGAACAGAGTATTTATAATAAACTTCAAGAGAGAGGTTATAAGATTAGATATTGGACTGCTAGATACCCAAGTGAAAAACAAATTAAATCATATGGTTCTAATTTAGCACCTATAATAAATAATACTTGGGATATTAATTTAATTGGTAAACCTACTGAACCTACAAGATTTGATGAAAAAGATTTATTAGAAAGAGAAGCTAGTTATGGAAGACTAGGTTTCAATATGCAGTATCAATTAGATACTACGTTAAGTGATTTAAATAAGTTTCCATTAAAATTATCAGACTTAGTGGTTATGAATTGTAATCCTGAAAATGCACCAGAAAAAGTTATCTGGGCAAGTTCACCTGAATTACAACATAATGATTTACCTAATGTTGGATTACAAGGAGACGCTTATTATAGACCTATGAATATTCAAGGGTCTTGGCTTCCATATACAGGTTGTGTTATGGCAATTGACCCAAGTGGTAAAGGTCGTGATGAGACTGCCTATTGTGTCACTAAATTTGCAAATGGTAATATTTATTTATTAGATATTGGTGGTTTCAATGCAGGTTATTCTGAACACACTTTATCTAAATTAGTAGAAGTAGCTAAGAAACACAAAGTTAATAAAATACTTATTGAACAGAATTTCGGACAGGGAATGTTTGAAGCATTATTAAAACCTTATTTAATAAAGCAATATCCTTGTACGACTGAAATGGTTCATCAACAGACTAATAAACATAGAAGAATATTAGATACGTTAGAACCAATTATTTCACAACACAGATTGATAGTAGATAAATATGTAGTCAAAAAAGACTATGAAGAAACTAATATGTTGTATCCACAAGAAACAGCATTGAGGTATCAATTATTCTATCAATTAAGCAGATTACAAAAAGAAGTACATTCTTTGGCACAAGATGACAGAATTGATTGTCTTCAAGTTGCCTGTAATCATTGGGTCAAACATCTATCAAGAGACCAAGAACTAGCTATGAAAATGCGTAAAGAAGAACTCTTTAATAATGAAATGGAAAAGTACTTTGGAGACCCAATAGACAACTCTTGGATTAAAATATGACAAAAAAATCAACTGTAAATAAAGCAGGTAATTATACCAAACCAACTTTAAGAAAACGTATATTTCAGAGAATAATGAATAGTAGTTCTTATGGTACACCTAGTGGTAAGTGGAGTGGGCGTAAAGCACAGGCACTTGCTAAAGCATATAAGAAAGCAGGTGGGGGTTATAAATAATGGCTCTATCACCATCACAGAAGTCTTTAAAGAACTGGTCGGCTCAGAAGTGGAGAACCAAGTCAGGAAAGAAGTCTAGTGTCACTGGAGAAAGGTATTTACCAGAAAAGGTAATCAATAGGTTATCTTCAAGTGAATACGCAAGAAGCACAGCAAAGAAAAGAAAGAATAGAAAGAGAGCAAAGTACAGTAAGAAAATAGCTTCTATGGTTAAGAACGCACTTAAAGTTGTTTGATTTTGATGATTTTTAATTAAGTGCCACTATTAGGATATTACTATAGTTAAACTTATAGTTATATCTTTATGCAGAAATAAGAAAAACCAACAACATCTAACTATAAGTATATCTTATTGTAAATAAAGTTATGGATAAACCTAAAATAATATATCTCAAAGCTCTCTTTAAGAAACATAAGCCAGAGAATAAGCTAGAGAAAATAATAAAAGATTTTGTAGTACACGCAGATTTACAAGAAGTAAGCAAAGAGAAACTTAAAGTTCCACAAAAAGACAGGTCTAAGGTGGCTAGAGAGTTTATATTAGATAATGTTGAGGACTTCTTGGCTTACGCAGTAGACTATTCGTTATACGATAAGTTTTTCTATGACGAAAATTTAGAAGAAAAAATCTGACAACCTTACGTATAGTCTTTATTTTTATTTTACCCCAGTGCCTAGTCTTTAATTTTGCAGGGGGTGGGGGTCGGAACGTATCCTTATTACGTTTTATTCACTGATTAGTTAGGTATTACTTCATTTTGCGTTAGTCTTAGTGACTACCGAAGTACTTATTGCTTTGTTTTTTCTATTTTCTTGAAAAAATAATTTGCGTTTATCTCTCTCATTATCTGTTTTGATATTTATACAATTCTTTCCACAAAACTTATGGGTGGACTTGAAGTTTAACTATTCAATCTGATATACACTTTATAAGTATGGTTAAGAAAAAGAAAATAATAACTGATAAAGATATAGATAATCTTGCATTTGAAATAAGTAATCTTGATGGCAAGGCAAGAATTACAAGAGGTGGTAAACCAGTTCAAACAGTAGCACCACCAACTGATTACTCTGATAGATATAAAGATTTAAAACAAAGAACAGACCAAATCATAAGGTTAAACCAAAAGAATACTTTAAAGAAACTACAAGAGCAATTGGATAGCGTACAAAAGAAAGTACAAGAACCTTTGAAACCAATAGTCAAACTACAAGAGAAGATTAATAAAGATATAAAACCGATTACTGACTTTCAAAAGACACTATTAAAAACTTCATTTCCATTTAATCCATTCTTTAACTTTGCACCTAAAGGTGGTGGTCTACTTGGCACTTACAATAGAAAGAGAAAAATGGGTAATACTATATTGGGTGGTAATATTAAATCAAAACCAATAGCTAGAAATAAACCTGATAAGGAAAAGAGAAAACCGTCTGCAATAGGTCTTGGATTAAATACCTATATGGATAAGCATAAACTGGTAAATCCAGTGGAATTTGCAAAGGTATATCCAAAGAATAAAGACTACAAAATTAACCATTTTATTCATTTAAGAGAGGTATGTGCAGAACTTAACGTCAATGTAGAAGAAGCATTACTTTATATATGTGAGGGTATGACCTCAACTGACAACAGATGGCGTAGACATAGAATAGAGAAAGAGTTCTGGCGTGGCTCTGAAAGTATAGTCAATATGTGCAAGTATTATAAAGATAAAACTAAAGACGCACAGTCTAAAGGATTAGCCAAATATTCAGTTAAGAATTTATGGAAATCTAAATACGTAAAAAATATTTTTAATCAGAACCAAGCTAAAGTTCCAAGCTATCCAGTATTCAGTCAATGGTTTAAGAAACAAATGCACCACTGCGAAGTGTTGAAACTCTGTTAATGTTTCACGTGGTTTAAAAGTTTCAGTATGACTGAAACAGTTTTAGTGGCACTGAAACAATTAAAACGTGTGTTCTATAGAATAATAAAATTTAAATGTTATATCCAGTTGTAGGCGTAATGCAGTTAAACTTTTGCAACAATTGTTTAATTAAATAATATTTAGCTGACCTTTACTATCTTTCTATCAGTTGCTTACGCCTTAACAGGAAAGATTTTTTTATTAACATCAAACTTCTTTTTAGAAGTTGTTTAAACAAAAAAGGATTAGATATGTTTATAACACACGTCAAAGAAACACCTAATGTAGGACATATGCTTGACACAGTGGGTAAGGATAAATTGGCAATTGCTTTAGCAAATGCTACTTCCGAACTTGGTGCAAGACCTGTCGTAGCACATAAGGTTGTTGTCTTTCAAACACCAGAAGACGAGTTAGAGTAATGCAGTCACTGGTTGTCACAGACAATAGGTCGGAAAGCTACATAAGTTTTCTATCTATTTTTTCGCAGTTTATATTGAGTCTAAATTGCATACAATTCACAGGTGCAATAATCACTTGTGCAACAATCACAAATAATATACAGATAGGAGTTAAGTATGGAAAATAATAAGTTAAAAACTAAACCTTTAACTAAAGTCATTATGGCTATAGCAGAGGTGTCGTGCAAAGTATGGTACTATTGCAGATGTAAGTTATGGAGACAGATAAATGATTTTGATTATTATGTGTTTGACTTACGTTGCCAATATCCAAATCAGATAGTTTACAAACACGAAGTATCTGACCTACCATTCTTCAACAGAACCATAAATAATGACGATGAGTATGAAAGGACTTCGTCAATAAAAATAGGTGACTGTTGTATCCAATATACTTTCAACAAGATTAGACGTTCAGGTCTTATAGAAACAACTGAAGTACTTCCGTTGTTTGAACATATAGACCCATACAAAAATCAGTTGGAGAATATAATATCACAGACAAAAATCTCTCATAATGAACCTAAGAAGTTAAAGGTAATAAAGCTAAATAGAAAGGAGAAGAATGTCGTACAGTTGCACAGTAAATAACATTCACTTTGACAAAGTGTTTGTTCAGGAAGTGAGCAAAAGCACGAACAAGAATGTTCAGTTCGCTAATGGAATACCATTACAATTATCACTGACATTCAAGGTAATATGTAGTTTACCTGATACAGAAGAACTAAGTACAAATGTAATCAGGGATTATTACCATCAATTTTTTGGAGTTGTTATTTCTACTTCAAGTGTTTCAAGAATGATTTCAGACTTAAAAGGTCTGGGTTTTGTTGAAGCAATACTTAATCCATCAGGCAGTAAAAGGTTGTCTTGGGTTAAGCTAACTACACTTGGTAGAAGACTTCAAAAACTATTCATTGGAACAACTGCTGATTGGAAAGACCAACCCAGATTGACAGTGGATAGACAATTCAAACAAGCACGTTCTATGAAAGGAGTAATGTAATATGAACGCTAAACTAAAAGCACTTATAGGCGATAGACTTCCGAAAGGAATTTCTCTTAAAAGAGATAAGTCTTTGTTTATAAAAAAGTCTAAGAAGTATAGACACAATGGTGAGGAAAAGGAGAAGACTTTAACTCACACAATTCATTTGGGTATAACTTCTGATATGACTGACGCAAAAGCAAGAGAGCAGTTTGAAACTCAATTAGCTTCTGCAACAACAGTCAGAAACCAAATGGTAGAGAAGTTAGCTTCAAGAAAATTCCTTGAAACTGACACTGCAAAAACTGTAGGAGAGGGTTCGCTTCAGCAGGTATTCGATATGTTAAATGATTTGGGTACTTGGAAAGGCAAACACCAACAGTTGGTGCAACAATACTTTCAGGACACTATGAATTTTTTCGCTGAGAGGGAGAATAAAAAACCTATGGTGAAAGATTTACATACCAGTGAATGGACTTTATTTGAGTTCAAAGAATGGTGTGCTAAAGCAGTAGTGAATAGAAAGATGAATATGTATAAGACTGTTAATACAAATTCAGTCAATAAAAGACTGGGTGTGTGGAGACAGATTACTGCATATGCTATCAAGAAAAGACTGTTTAGTCTTTCTGATACACTAGACCCAAGTAAGAAAAACTTTGGTATTGAAGATGAGAAAAGAAACCAAAGTAAACCTAAACCACCTCTATCAATAGAGCAGGAAGAAAGTCTTTTTGCAGTTATCAGAGAATATGATGATAGCTTTTGGGAAGATTGTTTAACTGTAGCTATAGATACTGGTGTTCGACACGATGGTGAATTGAATAGAATTTCTACTGATTGGATTGACTTCGGTAAGAAAACTCTACAATTCAAAAGACCTAAGACGCAAACTTGGTCTACTATTCCATTAACTAAAAGAGCATTTGATGTCTTTAAAAGACGTAGAGAGATTGCTCTTAAAGATGAGAACAACAGGTTCTTTCCTGTAAGTAAAAGTTCTATCAGACACACTTGGAATAAGTATCGTGAGAGAGCAGGGTTAAGTGTTGATTACACACCTTATTGCACAAGACATACTTTCATTACAAGATTAGTTGAAGCAGGAGTTTCACCTAAAGCAGTAATGGATTTAGCAGGTCACGGTGCAATCGAAACAACACTTACATTCTATACTCATTCAACAAATGAGATATTAGAAACTGCTATTTCTAGTTTAGAGGAATACAAAGATAAGAAGAAAGTAGCTAATATGAAACCAGTAAATGGTGCAGTTGGTGGTTCTTCTTTAATAGGTCATAACTCTAGAAAGGTGTTGAAAAAATAAAGATGTCATCTATAAGTTCTACATATCAATTGCGTAATGGGGCGATGGTGGAACTGGTAGACACGCCAGTCTTAGGAACTGGTCGAGCAATCGGTGAAGGTTCGAGTCCTTTTCGCCCTACCAAAACTGACTACGTTAGTGGATACGTTATCAGTCTTTTGGATACGCTAGTAGGGAAAGGAGTGTTGGTAGTTGTAGGTTTAAGTCCATACGTTGGTCTTAGGAACTACCGACACTTTTTCTCTTATGCACAAGTGACGAATATAACTGGTATCACTTGTGTTTTTTTAAAATATCAACCTTTGCACCTGTGCGTTAGTCACGTATCCAAACGTATCAAAACTAACGTATCCATACACACGTGCAACAAAAATAAGAGGAAATGTTCACATTATGTCCGACATATTAAATAAACAACAACAAGACTTACAGGAACAACTACAGGAATTAGTCAAAGTAGGAGTAGGTGGTAAGTTTAAAGACAACAATGACTACACTAAAAGAATACAAGAAGAACTGGAGTTTGAAGAAGCTATGCTTCAGGGTGGTATTGATAGGTTTAAGAAGACAGTCAATGACGCTATTATAAAAGGTCAAGAGAGTACTACACTTCACGGATTGGTATTACAGCAGAAGTACATCACTAAATTATCCTTATTAATTAATGGCGATATATCACTTATGGAAAAAGGTGGTGCAGGTAATAGATTAACTGCATTAAAACTAATCTGTCAGTGTCTTCCCAAAGACGCATTTGGCAGTGGGTTATATCTTAAAAAGCAACACTCAATCTGGGATACTTGTTCTTTGATTATCCTAAAGAATGTAATCGATGGTATCTCAAATGAAACCACAATGAATAAACTAGCTATCAAGATAGGCACAGGTCTAATGATGGAAGCTAGAATTACAATGTTCAAAGACCAGAACAAAGAAAAGTTTAATCAAGTTAGTAAAAGATTAGCTGAGAAAAACATACCTCAAAATGAGAACCGATATAGGTACAAGCAAAAGGTTTGGACTTATATGATGAATAAGAATGACTTGGTTTTTAATGACTGGGGTAAAGAGGGTAGACTTCACTTGGGTGTGAAGATGATTGAGTACTTGGAAAAACTAGGACTTATCAAGCACCAGAACCGAAAGCTAAATAAATTTAAGACAGTCACTTATGTTGAAGCTACTAGAAAAATCATAGATGAGATTAGGAATTTCAATATTAAGAATGAAGCACTACAACCAAAGTACTTGCCAATGCTAATGCCACCAAGAAGATGGGAATATAATCCATTTGTTGGGGGATACTATGGAAGAAAACACAACTACGAAAATAAACCAGAAGATATTAAGGAGATAAAATAATGCACTTTAATTTAGTCAAAGCGTCAAACCGTAGATACCTTGAAGAACTAAAGAACAGAGGACACGAAATGAAACCTGTATATGACGCAGTTAATATTATGCAGGAAACAGAATGGGTAATTAATAAACCTGTATATGAGGTTATTTCTAAACTCATAGAGAGTGATGATGGTATGGGTAATTTACCTACTAATCCTCAGACTATTCCTCTACCAATTAAAGAAGTAGATGTAGAGAATAATGATAAGACATCACCAACCTATAAAGAAAACTTAGTTAAATGGAAAAGACAGGCAAGTCTTGTTTATAAAGATAGAGCCAAGTCTAAATCTAAATACATTCAAGTAAGACAAATACTTACTGAAGCACAATTACTTTTAGATAGGTCTTTCTTCTATCCATATCAGCTAGACTTTCGTGGTCGTATATATCCAAAACCTGCTATGTTATCACCACAAGGTGCTGACTATTCAAGAGCATTAATTAAATTTAAATATGGAAAACAAATGAAAGAGAATAATTCATTTGATGATTTCGCAATTGCAGGTGCAGGTTTATATGGTGAAGTTGATAAAGAGGATATTCAAACTAGATTAGATTGGGTCAAAGACAGACTAGATTTATTTGTTAGTTATGCAAAAGAACCATTAATAAATACTGATTGGTCTAAAGCAGATAAACCTTTCTGTTTTTTAGCTTGGTGTTTTGAACTTAAAGACTTTGCTGAAACAGGATATGACGCAACATTTATAACAACATTACCAATACAATCTGATTGTAGTAATTCTGGTTTACAGCATTACTCAGCTATGATGAGAGACCCAGTTGGTGGTAAAGCTACTAATCTAATACCATCTAATAAACCTGAAGATGTTTATAGAATAGTTGCAGAAAAAGTTATTGAAAAATTAAAAACTAAAACAGACCCAATGGCTAAGTTGTGGTTAGATTATGGAGTAGATAGAAAACTCTGTAAGAAACCTGTGATGTGTTTACCTTATTCTTTAACTCAATATTCTTGCAGACAATATCTACAAGACCACGTTGAGAAAGAAAAAATAGAAAAGAGTAGACCTCATTACTTTGGTGAAGATTTATTCAAAGCTACTAATTGGCTAACACCAATAGTATGGGAAAGTATCAATGAAGTTATTGTTGGTGCAAAAGAAATAATGGGTTTTCTAAAAACGGTATCAAGACTTGTTGCTTCTGAAAACTTACCTGTCACTTGGACAACACCTAAACCTTTAAACTTTCCAGTACAAATGATGTGCTACAAAAAAGAAAGTAAAAGAGTAAAGACAAAGATGGGTGATAGTATAATAAAATTATCTATTCAATCTGATACAGACGAAATAGATAAAAGAAAAACTGCACAATCTATATGTCCTAATTTAATTCATAGTTTGGACGCTAGTGTATTACAGTTAGCAGTAATCAAAGCTAAAGAAAAAGGTGTCACTAATTTTAGTTTGATACACGATAGCTTTGGTTGTGTTGCACCTGATGTAGCAAAACTTTCTGAAGCAATACGTGAAGCGTTCTGTGAAGTGTATGAACAAGATGTACTCACAAACTGGGCGATGGAAATGAAGCAAATGTTATCAGATAAAAATGCTAAGAAGTTTCCTCATATACCAGTAAGAGGTGAGTTGGATTTATCTTTAGTTAAACAATCAATATTTTTTTGTGTTTAGACCTTTGCACCTGTGCTTAATAAAGTTCCACTTATGGCTACACAACGTAGCTATAATTAATAGGAGTACACTATGTCAAATACGACAAATATAAGTGTTATTGGCGAAGCCATTTATCCTCATTTAAATAAACCTGATGTCAGATTTTCTGAAGCAGGTGAATTTAAAGTGACCTTAAAAGTTGCTAAATCAGACGCTACTGAAATGCTGAAGTCTTATGACAAAGCTATAGAAGACAGTCTAAAATTAGCTGAACAAAACAATAAGGGTAAGAAGATAAAGGACGCACCAAAACCTTACACTGAAGAAAACAATTTCGTTTTCTTTAAATACAAAATGAAAGCAACTGGGGTAAACCAGAAAACTAAAGAAAAGTTTTCACAAAGACCCCAATTGTTTGACGCAAAGAAGAACCCAGTTCCATTGAATACTATCATATGGGGTGGTTCTAAATTACGTTGTGCTTACAGTTTAGTTCCTTACTACACACCAATGCTTGGTGCAGGAGTGACGGCTAGATTAAAAGCAGTACAAGTTATTGAACTTGTTGAGGGTAAAGACAGTAATCTATTTTCTAAAGAAGATGGATACGAAGCTACACCAGAACCAAAATCAGAAGTAATCTCAAATGACAAGACCGAAGTACAAGAGAGTAAAGACTTCTGATGGTGTTGTTTTAAAATCTGGGTTGGAAGAAGCAGTCTATAATTTTCTTAATAAAAACTCTGTGAGTTTTATTTATGAGGGAATGAAGATTGTTTACTTTCAACCTGAGATAAAGAAAACATATACCCCAGATTTCCCAATTCAAAACACCCCATTAGTTTTAGAAACTAAAGGTGCTTTCAACAGTGCAGATAGAAAGAAGATGAAAACTATCAAAGCACAAAACCCAAATTTAGATATTAGATTTATATTTTCTAACTCAAAAACAAAGATAGGTAAAAAATCAAAAACTACTTACGCCAAGTGGTGTGAGTTATTTGGATTTAAATATCATTGTATTCAATCAACCAAAGAAACATTCCCAAAGGAATGGCTTAAAGAAATTAAAGGAAAACAAAATGCGTGAAGAAACTAAATATATAGTTATCCATTGTTCTCAGACTAGACCAAGTCAGGATATAGACGCTAAAACAATTGACCGTTGGCATAGAGAAAATGGGTGGCTTAAAATTGGCTACGGAAAAGTTATTAAAAGAGACGGTACAGTAGAACAAGGTAGAGGTGATGATGAAGTACAAGCACACGTCAAAGGATACAATCATTGTAGCTACGGTATTTGTTTAGTTGGTGGTGCAAAAGAAGAAGACTGGAAACAAGAAGATGACAACTTCACAGGTGAGCAGTTTGAAAGTCTAAAAAAATTATTAGAAGAATTATTAGTTAAATACCCAGACGCACAGATTGTGGGTCATAGAGATTTAGATGAAAGTAAATTCTGTCCATCATTTAGTGTTAGAACATATTTACTTAACGAAGATATTAAAGGGTACAAGTTTCAAGATGGTCTAACTACTGACGCAGATTTGCAGGAGTTAGAGCATAATGGAAACGAATGAAAAATTTTCACATCATACAAGTTGTGAAAACTGTGGTAGCCGAGATAATCGTGGCGTTTGGTTAAATCCAGACGACACAATCCACCATACTTATTGTTTCGGTTGCCACGAATATTCAGCGACTGGCGAAGCTCAACCAGAAAATAAACAACCAATAGTAAGAGATATGATTACAGGAAATTATGAACGATTAGATAAACGTAAAGTTAGTGAGGATACCTGCAAGGTATTTGATTATGAAGTAGGTGAATATGATGGAAGACCTGTTCAAATAGCTAACTATTATGACAAGCAATATAATAAGGTAGCACAGAAGCTACGGTTTCCTGACAAATCTTTTAAGTGGTTTGGAGACACAGATAAAATAACTTTATTTGGACAGCAAAACTGGAGAGACGGTGGAAGAACTATTGTTATTACAGAGGGTGAATTAGATTGTCTTTCTGTTTCACAAGTAAACAATAATAAATATCCAGTAGTATCTATTCCATCAGGAACTGCTTCAGCAAAAAAATATATAAGACAAGAATTAGAATGGTTATCTAAATTTGAAAAGATAATCTTAATGTTTGATACAGACACAGCAGGTATGAAAGCTAGTGTTGAATGTGCAAATATTTTACCAGTAAAAAAATGTTATATAGCTAAAGTACAAGGTAAAGACGCAAACGAATTATTACAAAGTGGCAAAGGTCAAAAGATAATTGACGCTATCTTTGAAGCTAAACATTACACACCACAAGGTATTATTGAGGGTACTGAAACAAAAGAATTATTATTAAATGATGATTATGTTGAAAGTGTTCCATATGCTTTTGATGGACTTAATAAAAAATTATCAGGTATCAGACCAAAAGAATTAGTACTGTTATGTGCAGGTTCAGGTACAGGTAAATCACAAGTATGTAGAGAACTTGCTTTTGATTTAATTAATAAAGGACACAAGATAGGATACATCGCACTTGAAGAAAGTGTTAAGAGAAGTATCAGAGGTCTTGTATCACTAGCTGTAAACAAACCTATACATATACCAGAAGTAAGAAAAAATATTCCAACAGAACAATTAGTATTAGAGTGGGAAAAGATAAAAGACAAAGTTTGTTTTTACGACCACTTTGGAAGTTCTGATAGTGAAGACTTACTAAATAGAATTAGGTTTATGGTTCAAGGACTGAACTGTAAATTTATTTTTCTCGACCATATATCCATTGTTATCTCTGGGATTTCTGAGGGTGATGAGAGAAGATTAATTGATAACACTATGACTAACCTGAGAAAGTTAGTTGAAGAAATCAATTGTGGAATGTTTGTAGTATCACACTTGAAAAGAGTTGATAGTAGAACAGGACACGAAGACGGACTTCAAACTTCCTTATCACACCTCAGAGGTTCACACTCACTAGCACAATTATCAGACGCTGTTATTGGGTTTGAAAGAAATCAACAATCGGAAACTGAGAATAATATAATGACTGCAAGAGTTCTTAAAAATAGATTTACTGGCGACACAGGTGTTGCTTGTGATTTGATTTGGAACAAAGATACAGGTCGTTTGTTAGAGGGAAACTTTGATGAATGATAATATGCTTACTAAGTTCATACTTAGTTTTCTTGTTCATAAAGACGAATACGTCAAAATGGATACAGACCAACAGCAGTTAATATTTCAAACCTGTAAAACAATTATGATGGCTATTTATAATTCCATCAAATACGAAAATGTTCACCCAGTTATTTATTGTGGTGACGCAGAAGCACAAGAAGTTATTTCAAAAGCAATAGGAAGTGTAAGAAACTTTCTACCTAGTACAGATAAAATTACTATTCACTTAATACATTAATGAAACTTATAATCGACCTAGAAACCAATGGTTTCTTGGACAGGTTAGATGTTATTCATTGTATTGTCTGCAAGGATATAGAAACCCAAAAGGTATATTCATATAATCCTGACAATCTGAATGATGGTCTAGAGTTGCTAAAGAAAGCTACTTTATTAATAGGTCATAATATTCAGGGGTTCGATTTACCTGCATTAGATAAAGTATTTGGATTTAAATATAAGGGTGAAATTCTTGATACTCTTTTATTATCAAGATTAATTTATACCAATAGACAGGAATTAGATTTTAAAGTTAGAGACCTACCACCTAAATTAATCGGAAGACACTCACTTGAAAGTTGGGGATACCGATTGGGTTTACGAAAAGGAGACTATCAAGAACATTCTACATTTGATGTTTGGTCTCTTGAAATGCAAGATTATTGTGAGAGAGACGTTGAAGTCACTTATAAATTATATGAACTAATAAACAGTTTAAATTATTCTAAAGAAGCTATCCTCTTAGAACATCAATTCGCACACTGGATTAGACGACAAGAACAATACGGAGTGCGTTTTGATGAGATGTCTGCTGAGACACTTTTATCAATCCTAACCAAGAGGAGACTAGAGTTAGCCGACCAGTTAGCTTTAGTTTTTCCTGCTTGGGAACAAGTCATAGGTTTTAAAACTTATAAAAGAGATAATAAGAAAAGAGGAATTAGAGCAGGAGTACCAGTCAAACAAGTTAAGACTATTACATTCAATCCAAACTCTAGAGACCATATAGCTTCAAGATTGAAAACTTTGGGTTGGAAACCTAAAGACTTTACAGCAGGTGGTAAACCTGAAGTAAGTGAAAAAATTCTAAAGACATTAGATTATCCTGAAGCAAAACTTATTGCTGAATATTTAATGATACAAAAAAGACTTGGACAACTTTCAGAGGGAGACCAAGCATATTTAAAACAAATTAAAAGAGGTAAAATTTATGGACAAGTTATTACGAATGGTGCAGTCACTGGACGTTGCACACACCATTCACCAAATCTTGCACAAGTTTGTTCAAGTGATTTACCATATGGTAAAGAACTTCGTGCCTTATTTAGTGCTTCTGCCAATATGGATTTTGTTGGCGTTGATTTTTCTGGTTTGGAGTTGCGTGTGTTGGGGCATTACCTGTGTGTATATGACAATGGGAATTTTCTTAAAACATTACTTACCGATGATATTCATTCCGAAAATCAAAAACTTCTCGGACTATCCACACGTAATAAAGCTAAAACTTTTATATATGCTTACATATACGGTGGGGGAAATAAGAAACTCGGTGAGATACTTAACGTCTCTTATGACGAAGCCAAAAGAATAAGAGAAACTTTTGAGAAAAAATTACCTGCACTTAAAACTTTAAAAGACGCAGTTGTTTCTAAATATAGAAGAACTGGTTTTGTTAATGGTTTAGATAAAAGAAAATTATTTTGTAGAGCAGAACATAGTTCTTTAAATACATTAATACAGTCAGCAGGAAGTTTACTTGTAAAACAAGGAACAATTATTCTTAATGAAGAATTACAAAAAGCAGGATTTGTTTGGGGTGAGGATTATGCACAAGTACTTCATATCCACGATGAAATTCAGTTTGAAGTAAAGAAAGACAAAGTAGAAAAATTCAAAGAAATAACCAAATCAATATTTAAAAAGACACAAGACCACTTTAATTTTCGATGTCCTTTAGATGGAGAGATTAAAGTAGGACAGAACTGGAGTGACACTCACTAAAGGATTTAATCCTAACTTTGATATTTGCCTAGAGTTTGGTGAAAAGTATGAAAACGAATTTCAAAAGATAATTGAAAGCAAACAAATAGAAGTAAAGACAGATAAAATTTGTCAGAGAACTGGCAATATATTTGTTGAATTTGAAAGTAGAGGTAAGGAAAGTGGTATTAATACTACTACTGCCAACTACTGGGTTTACTGTTTATGGACAGATAAATTTAAAGAACAGACTTACGTCTTTATTCCAACCAGACGTTTAAAAAAATTAATCAAAGAGAAAGAGTACAGAGTTTCCAACGGTGGAGATAACTGGACAAGCAAAGGTTATCTAATTCCAAAAGAGGATTTACTAGAATTAATATAATGAAATACAAAAAATATAGAATTGTTTTTCTTGACCCCACTGGAGATAGTGGTTGGCAATCAGAAAAAGACTTAAAAGAATTTACACCTGAAGAATGTGTAATCGAAGCATACGTTTATTCTAAAGATAAAAAAATAGTTAGAACCTTTGCTTCATTTTCAATCAACAAAGGCAGTAAGGAAATTACGTTTGCAGATACGAATGTAATACCTCGTGCCTGTATTAAAACAATTAGGAGAATATATGAAAAACTTAAATGAGTTTCACGCCAACAAAAAGAAGACAATGTTGGTTGATGGTGACTTACTTGCTTATAAGATTACTTCTGCATTAGAAGAAACTATTGAGTGGGAAGATGATGTGTGGACTTTACATTGTGACTTAGACAAATGTAAGCAATTTTGGAAACAAGCAATTGCATATTATATGACACTAACAAATTCTGCTATGTGTATCATAGCGTTTTCTGATGTCGCTAATTACAGAAAGCAATTAGATTTAGAATATAAATCTTTTAGAAAAGGAATTAGAAAACCAATTACATACAAACCATTAAGACATTGGATAGAACAAACTCACAAAACATTAAGTTATCCTTTCTTAGAGGGTGATGACACTTTAGGATTACTAGCAACTGGTGATTACAAAGATAATTGTGTCATTGTTTCTGGTGATAAAGATATGAGAACAATTCCATCTTGGCATTGTTTTATCATAGATGACAGTATTGAATATGTAGATACACAAAAAGCTGACTATAACTTTTGCACACAAGTATTAACTGGTGACAAAGCTGATGGATACATTGGTTGTAAAGGAGTTGGTTCAGTTAAAGCGTCAAGAGTTCTAATAGATAAAAAAGATATTTCACAAATGTGGGAAGCTGTACTTCAGGAGTACCAAAGAAATGGATACAGCGTAGATGACGCTTATCACCAAAGTAGATTAGCAAGAATACTTAGAGAGGGTGAATACGATTACAAAAAAGAAGAACCTAAATTATGGAGTTATAAATATGAACACTACAGACATTTTACAGAAGACAGAAAAGTTAGTTAATGGTGATAGAGATAAAACTCACGGTAATAAAATAGTAAACCACGAGAATATCTCTAGACTTTGGAGTGCATATTTACAAAACAAAACCAAACTAAATATTATTCTTTCACCTGAAGATGTGGCACAGCTAATGTCTTTATTGAAGATTGCTAGAACACAAGCAGGTGAACATAACATTGATGATTATGTAGACGCAGTTGGCTATCAAGCAATTGCAGGAGAAATAGCAAGTAAGAGGTCTGAATTAAGTTCCTCTTTAGGAGTATCTAATGAACGAAAATCCAAAAATACCAACAATAAGTGAAGAACTTATTCGGTATCTAGATAATTTATTTCCTGACAAATGTGCTGATTTAAAAGACACAGACAAAGAGATTTTTCATAAATCAGGACAAAGGTCAGTCGTAAATCATTTAATTGAACAATTTAAAATACAAGGAGAATAATATGTGCGTTTCAGTAAAAGCACCCAGTCCACCACCAGCACCAGAACCTGTTCCAATTCCAACGAACACAGTTTCAAATGCTACTACACAGCAGACAGCACCGACTTCTGCAACAGGTGAAGCGTCTGGCAGAAACACTTCTGTTGCTTCAAGAGTAGCAAGAAGACGAGTAGGCAGAGGAAGTTTAAGAATACCTCTAGCTACTTCTGGTCTTACAAGAAGTGGTCTTAACATTCCGAGTGCATAATGGAGAGATATGAGATTGGTAATACTACCATAGCCGACAAAGGTTCTATGGAAAGTCAGTACCAAAAGATGGAGATAGATAGAGAAATCTATTTAGAGAGAGCAAGAGATAGTGCTGAACTTACTATTCCATATCTTGTACCAGAAAAAGGTTCAAACTCAGCAACCAATTATCCAACACCTTATCAATCAGTAGGTTCTAGAGGTGTGATGAATTTAGCTAGTAAATTAATGTTAGCTTTATTTCCACCACAAGCACCATTCTTTAGATTAGATGTTGATGATTTAGTTTATAAACAAGTACAAGGCGACCCAAGACAGAAAGCTACAATCGAACAAGGTTTAGCTAAAATAGAAAAATCTGTAATGGATAGTATTGAAAGTGATAATGATAGAGTTGCATTTTATGAAGCATTAAAATTATTAATTGTATCAGGAAATGTTTTATTAAAATTAACTGAAGATGGTTTAAGAGTTTACAGATTAGAAAACTATGTAGTTAAAAGAGATAATCAAGGTAGAGTTTTAAAAATTATAATTAAAGAAAGTTTATCACCTACAACATTACCAAAGAAAATTGCAGAAACAGTTGGTAATAAAATTACTGAAGAACAAAAAACTATAAATTTATATACTTGTGTTGAAAGACAAAAAAATAAATTTTTAGTTTCACAAGAAGTAAAAGGAAAAATTGTTTTTCAAACTTCTTATGACTTAGATAAAACACCATTCATAGCTTTAAGATTTAATAGAATTGATGGTATGAATTATGGTAGAGGTCACGTAGAGAGTTATCTTGGAGACCTTAAATCTTTAGAGGGATTATCACGTTCTATATTAGAGGGTTCTTCTGCTTCAGCAAAAATGCTTTTGATGGTAAATCCGTCAGGTACGACAAGGGCTTCGGCTCTGGCAAAAGCCCCCAACGGTGCAATAATCGAGGGAAGTGCAGGAGACGTTTCAGTTTTACAAGCCAATAAGTTTGGTGACTTTAGAGTAGCTTTAGAAAGTATGAATAGAATAGAGCAACGATTACAGTTTGCTTTTCTATTAAATGCTTCAGTACAAAGACAAGCAGAAAGAGTGACAGCAACAGAAGTAAGTTTAGTTGCTAACGAATTACAAGACGCACTTGGTGGTGTGTATGGAATATTAACAACAGAATTTCAATTGCCTTACTTAACAAGTAAATTAGCTATGTTAAGGCAAAAGAAACTTTTACCAGAACTTCCAAAAGATATTGTTAAAACAAAAATCATTGTTGGAATGGAAGCACTCGGTAGAGCCAGTGATAGGTTGAAATTACTTCAATTCTTATCTGACCTTGCAGGAACTTTAGGTGCAGAAACACTAGGTAAATATATTAATCTTGATAATGCTATTAAGAAATTTGCAGTAGCAAACCAAATAGATACTCAGGGATTAATTAAAACTGAAGAACAAATCCAACAAGAACAACAAATTGCTCAACAACAACAGTTTGCACAGCAAAGTTTAGCTGACCCAAGAGTGGCGATAGAAATGGGAAAACAATTAGCCAACTCTAATGTCAGTCCAAGTGTAGACGGTGAGGGCAACGTACAACTTAATCAAGGAGAATAAACATTATGAGTACAGAACGAGTAGAAATAAATCCAGATAGTAATAATAAATCACTAGAACAATCTCAGGAAGATTTAGCCAAACAAGGTATAAATACAAATGAGGGTGTTGTTAATAATAATGGTGAAAGTGTAAATATTTCTGAACCAGAAAATACTTCACAATCTTCAGAAGATAAATCTTATGAAAATGAAGCAAGACCTGATTGGTTGCCTGAGAAGTTTAAGTCTGCTGAAGAATTAGCAAAAGCATATGGTGAACTTGAAAAGAAAATGTCAGCACCACAAGAAGAACAAACTACTGAACCAGTAGAAGAAACTGCTTCACCAGAAGAAGTTAAACAGCTTGATAAATATTATGATGAATTTATTGAAAAAAATGAATTATCAGAAAAAAGTTATGAAGAACTAGACGCTTTGGGTTTACCTAAAGATTTAGTTGATGGTTATATTGCAGGTCAAAAAGCACTTGCAGACAATGATGTATCTGAAGTTCAGAAAGTTGTTGGTGGAAAAGATAACTATTCACAACTATTAGACTGGTCTTCTAAAAATCTTTCACAAGCAGAAAAAGACGCTTTCAATAATACAATAGATAAT